GTAACCATTAATACCAATGGAGGGGTATCGTTTAATGGTCAAGTGGGTAATGCGGGACAGGGTTTGCAATCCAATGCTACATCTGCCCCGACGTGGGTTGATGCCGCCGCCAAATGGGGAACGTGAGTGTTTGGCATATCAGCGTTTTGTGAGACGGCTTTTGCAAGCATTCCCGCCGTCGCAACGCCTGATGAAATTCCTTTAGGCGGTCACTTTGGCTTTGACGAAAAGAAGCGTGATGCACAGTGGGCAAAAGATCGCAAGCTAGAGGCGCAGCGCAAGCAAAAACTCAAAGAAGCGCTGTTTGGCCTGCCGCCAGAAGTGCGGGAAGAAATCACATCTTCACCCGATCAAGCAATAGATGTTGCGCTAAGTAAACAAGTTAACTATGATGCGCTGATGCAACGGGTCAAAGACCTAGAAGCTAGGGTCAGGCGCAAGCAAGACGATGACGATATTGCAATGATTTTGGAGTTGATATGAAACGCACATGGGTCTACCCCGTTGACGGCAGCGAACCTTACGAGGCAACGGCAGGCGCATACAGAGGCGAGACAATTACCGCTGTCATGGGTGACATTGAGCCGTTTAGGTCACCGGATGGAGTCATGATTACAGGGCGCAAGCAGTGGCGGGAGCATTTAAAGGCCACTGACAGCATCGAAATGGGTCATTCTGATGTAAAGTATGCTCAACAAGAGTGGAACAGGAAAAAGGAAGTTCAGCGGGAACGGCTAAAGGGTCAGGTCGCCACAGTGCAAGAGTTTGACCGGCCAGGCTCACCGATTGCCCCAATGCGGATGAGCAATTTGAATGTGGAGATGGCAAACCGCCTGCATAACAGGCCAATGCCAGAACGCAAAGAGATGATTAAAATGACTTTGGAACAAATGAAAAGGATGAAGTGATGGATCAAGAAGTTGTCGCACCCGACACACCAGAAGCCCCAACACCAGAAGCGCCAGCGGCAGAAGTCAAGGCTGAACCCAGCCGTGCCGATACGATCCGCGAGGCAATGAAGCAGGCTGATGACAAGCCACCACGATTAGCCCGTGCGCCCAAAGAGGCAAAAGAAGCCAAAGCCACAGACCCCAAATTCCCTACTGAAAAGACCGAAGCTCCAAAGATGGCAGAAATGCCAAAATCTTTGCGGCGCGAGCTAAAAGAGCATTGGGAGAAAGCCCCAAGCGAGCTACAGCAAGCCATTGCCCAGCGTGATGCTGACTACGAAAAGGGCATTGCCAGCTACAAAGCCCGCGATGCAGAGGCAAGGCAGATCACAGAGCAATTTGCACCCTACGAGTGGATTTTGCGGAACGAGAACACCACCCCAGCGGCAGCAATTGGCCCACTGTTGCAGACGGCAGCGCTGCTACGGACGGGAACGCCACAGCAAAAGAGCCAAGCTGTCGCCCAGATGATCCAGCAGTTCCAGATTCCGCTGGATCAGGTGGCCTCATATTTCAATGGCGAGACTCCACAGCCAGAAAATACTCATTACAATCAATTAGCGCAGCAAGTACAGCAGCTCACGCAGCACATCACGCAGAGCCAGTACGAAGCGCAGAAACAGAATGAAAATCGAGCACTCTCGGTTATCCAGCAGTTTGCAGGCGACCCTGCGAATATGCATTTTGAGGCAGTCTCTGACCGCATGTTGCAGCTTCTCCAAGCTCCACAGGTGTTAGGTGACACAAGTCAGATGTCAGAACGCGAGAAATTGCAACTGGCTTATGACACGGCAGTGCGGCTTGATCCAGCTATCGCGCAGCAGTTTTATGCTCAACAGCAACAAAACACGCAGGCAGCTAACCAAGTGCAAAGAGCAAAAACAGCGGCGGTACAGGTACGAGGAGCACCAGGCTCTAGCATCAGTGGCGCTATTAATCAGACAGACCGAAGAGCCGTTATAGCCAACGCGCTGCGGCAAATCGGATAATTAGGAGTAAGTTATGGCATACGCCAACGCAAATTACTCAGACGTATTGGCAACGACCATTGAAAGTCGTTCCGGCATTGTTGCGGATAACGTGACAAAGAACAATGCCTTGCTGACCCGTCTGCGCGAGAAGGGCAAAATGAAGCCTTTCTCTGGTGGTTCGACCATTCTGCAAGAATTGTCATTCCAAGCCAACAGCACAGCCATGTATTATTCTGGCGCTGAAACACTGAACATCTCCCCAGCGGATGTGATTAGTGCTGCTCAGTTCCCGATCAAGCAGGCAGCAGTGGCAGTTACGATCAATGGTTTGGAAATGCTCCAAAACAGCGGCGAAGAACAGATCATCGACTTGTTTGATGCCCGTTTGGACGTTGCCGAAGCATCTATCGAAAACTTGATCTCCACTGGTATTTACTCGGATGGTACGGCCAACAACGGCAAGCAGATCACTGGTCTGCAAGCTATGGTGGTTGCATCTCCGTCTACTGGTGTGGTCGGCGGTATTGATCGTTCTACATGGTCATTCTGGCGCAACCAGACTTTTGACTTCACTTCTGATCTTGGTGCTTCTGCATCTAGCTCAAACATTCAGTCGGGTTTTAACCGCCTGTATGCGAAGACAAGTCGCGGTTCTGACGTTGTTGACTTGATCCTGTTGGACAACAACCTGTGGGGCTTCTTCATGTCCTCACTGCAAAACATTCAGCGTTTCCCTGGCTCTAGCAAGATGGCCGAACTCGGCTTTGTTGCATCCAAGTACATGAATGCCGATGTGGTTCTGGACGGCGGTATCGGTGGAAATATTCCTACCGGCACAGGCTACTTCCTGAACACCAAGTATATTTTCTTCCGGCCTCACGCAAACCGCAATTTCGTCCCAATCGGTGACGAGCGCATGAGCACCAATCAGGACGCAATCGTGCGCTTGATCGGTTGGGCTGGCAATATGACTGCCTCGGGACTCCAGTTCCAAGGCATCATGACTGAATAAGGAGCAAATATCATGTCTAATGATTACGTCACAGACGGCAAAATCGGCATTGATCTGACGGCTACTTATGCGTCTACCAGTGCAGGCTCTACTTCCCTTTTTCCTGTCACACCAGGCACTCGGGTTAATACGAGCAACAACGGCGTTTACATCTTTGTCCGCGCCGAAAGCACAATTGCTGCTTACGATGCTGTCATCATGTCAACATACGCAGATTCAGCAAGCCAAACACCCGTTATGCGAGCTGTTCCTGTAACGACTGCCAACGCTGCTGCGCTGGGTTACAACATGGTCGGCTTTGCACAAACCGCAATCGCATCTAGCTACTACGGCTGGGTCGGTCTGAATGGTCTGCTGCAAGTTAACCTGTTGGTCGGTTGCAATCCTAAAGTGCCTTTGTACACAACTTCGACAGCGGGTTCGCTGGACGATACAACTGTGTCGGCTGGCTTTATTCAAGGTATTGTGGCTAACACATCGGCCACCAGCGCAAGCTCACCATATTGCATGGTGAACAACGCTGGCCTGATGCCATCTAACCCTGTGTAAAAAATTGGCCTCTCCCTTAAAAAAGGAGGGGTCTTTTTAATGAGTTTTTTACCCCTAAAAATCACTGGTCAGTGTGTCTCAGATGACGATACACTTTTTGGACACATGGATGCCGCGATTGCACGGGGCTATCCACAAGTCACACAAGCGCTAGACCCTAAAGAGGGCAAGATCGTTTTGGTGGCAAGTGCGCCAAGTGTCAGGGGGCAGTTAGAGCTTATTAAAAAGATGAAGGCAGACGGGTTGCCCATTGTGGCAATCAAAGGGGCGCACGATTGGCTAATCGATAACGGCGTGATTCCTGATTACGCTTTAGCCATTGACCCGCAAGAACACCGGATAGCGTTTTACAAGCCAAACAAGGCTGTTCACTACATGATTGCCAGCCAGTGCCACCAAGCGCTGTTTGACAACCTGGTCGGCCACAATGTCACGCTTTGGCATCCGTACATCAAAAAAGGCCAAGACCGGCCACAAAACTGTATGCTTATTGGCGGCGGCACAACCTCCGGTTTAAGGGCAATGTCCCTGTTTTATGTGCTTGGCTGGCGCAACTTTGAGCTGTTTGGCTTTGATTCGTGCAATGACGGCGCAGAGCTACGGGTCAACGGCGATGGCCTTAAAGACGGCGACAAGCTAATTGAAGTCAGGATTGAGCCACAGGGTGAGCCGTTTTATTGCAATGCGGCGATGGCGCTGCAAGCTGAACACTTTCAGACCTACTACGACTATCTGCCAGATGCCACCTTCACGGGGCATGGGCATGGGCTGATTCAGGCCATCATTAAGAAACGCAGCCAGAATGTCTTTGAGCTGGCGGGATTGATTGACAAGCGCAAAGAGCTAAACACACGCACATCGTTCATTCATTGGGGCGACAACAAATCGGCAAGCTGGCGCTATCGTGCCAAGATACCGGCAGGGAATTGGGCCAGCCTTAACGACCTGACGGCTGACACGCTGGTGTTTGCCAAGCCCCAAGCGCAAGAGCTGATGGACATGGCACGGGCCAAGGCGCGGGGCGCATGGATTGTGGTGGACTTTTGCGATGACCACTTTGATTGGATGCACTACCAAGAGGCGCTGCGCCTAGCCGATGTGGTCACTTGCCCTACTGATGAGATGGCAAGGCGCATAAAGGTGCTGGGGCGTGATGCCGTGGTCATTCCTGACCCGTTTGAATACCCGCTGAAGAAGCCTCATTGCAAGGGTGTTAACCTGTTGTGGTATGGTCACCAAGTAAACAGAGCAAGCCTAGAGCGCATCTTGCCGGAGATAGCGGGTTATCACCTACGGGTGGTGTCCAACTTTGCAGGGTCAATTCCGTGGTCAAAAAAGACCATGCTTAAAGAGTTTGCACAAGCTGACATTGTGGTGCTACCCGCTACAGAGACTTACAAGAGCGCCAACAGAGCAATTGAGGCGATCCGGCAGGGTTGCTTTGTGGTGGCAGAACCGCACCCTGCGCTAGAGGGTTTCCCAATCTACATTGGCAACATCAAGGACGGCATAGAATGGACTTTAAAGAACAAAGCAAACCGGCTCATATCGAAGGCGCAGTCTTTCGTGACGGAAAAATTCTCGCCGCAAACACTAAGCGCCAAGTGGAAGATAGCTACGAGACGGCCTACAACCTTGGATGCGGAACGAAAAAATGGGACGGATGGATAAATGTCGATCTCTATTCGGATGTCTCAGACATTAAATGCGATCTGCGAAAGCTGGAAATTGCGTCTGATTCGGCTGATGCCGTGGCTGCGATTCATGTTTTAGAGCACTTTTACGAGTGGGAAGTCGCTGATCTGCTGACTGAGTGGAAACGGGTGCTAAAGCCTGGCGGCAAGATGATCCTAGAGCTGCCCTGCATGGACAAGGTGTTTGCCTATGTTCACAACTGCGTGACCAACAAAGAGCCTTTGCAGCCATTTATGACCCTGAATGCGCTGTACGGCGATCCGAAATATAAGAACGAAGCGATGTGCCACCATTGGGGCTGGTTTCAAGTTCCACTGAGCCAGATGCTGGAGTCGGTGGGCATGCAGCGCATAGAGTTTTTTGAGCCTCGCTACCATTTTCCATTTCGTGACATGAGGGTCGAATGCTACAAGGAGTCTTGAGCAACGCAGAGCGCCATGCCCAGATGTCGCAGGCGCATGGGCAAATGCTCAAGAAAAAGACCAAATTTAACGATAAATGGGCATCAATTGTTTGCTACGGGCCAAGCCTAGCTGACACATGGCAGCAGATAAAGCGCCCAATCGTCACTGTTTCGGGAGCGCATGACTACCTTGTCGAGCGCGGCATCGTGCCAGATTTCCATGTTGACTGCGATCCCAGAGAGCACAAGGCCAGAATGCTTAAAAGGCCACAGAAGGCCACAACGTACCTGATGGCTACTGTGTGCCATCCAAGCTGGTGGGAAGCCCTAAAGGGCTATAACGTGCGCCTGTGGCACTTGATTAACGGCAACGACCTAGACACAGTGGCATGGGTAGCGGCAAACCATCCAGAAGGCTTGAACAGCATGATTTCGGGTGGCTCGACTGTGGGCATGAGGGCAATGGAAGTGATGGCGGCGCTTGGGTATCGGCGGTTTAAGTTTCACGGCATGGATTGCAGTTACTTAACAGACCGGCATGCAGGGCCACATTTGGGCAAAAATCAAGATAAAATATTTGTCAAGGCTGGGGACAGGGTGTTCCAGACCACACGGCAAATGCTTGAAGCGGCAATCGAGATGGAGCAATTCATCAAGACTCAGGATGCAGAGGTTGCATTTTTTGGCGATGGTTTAATGCAAGAAACCGCGCTACAACTAAAGGAAATGGCATGAAAAACGAAGTGGCTGGATGGACAGACGAATCATTTATGGAGAGCAATCGCGGCAAGATGGCTGTGTTTTTCCATGCGGTTCAGGTGCAAAACAACTTTAGAACGGCTGAAGAAAAGCGCCCGATCTTTCAAGAGCGTATTTTCTTGAAAAAGCTAGTTCCAGGCGACAACACCCTGACCATTGACCGGCCAATGCGCGAGCAAGACATCGAAGACTTTCCCGTAGAGTGGGCAAGATTTGAGCAAAAGAAAGAGGAAACAGTGCCAGGCACTCCAATCGAAGTGTGGAGCGCTATTTCTGAGACTCAAAAAGCCGAATTCAAGGCGCTTAACATTTTCACCATTGACCAGTTTGCCCAGCTTTCGGACATCGTTGGCAACAAAATCATGGGCTTTAACGATCTGCGCGACAAAGCACGGGCGTTTATTGCGGCAGCTCAAGACTCGCAAATGTTTGACAAAATCCGTGCTGAGACTGATGAAAAATTGAAGGCTCAGGATGCTGAAATGGCTGAACTCCGTGCGATGATTGCAGAGTTGACGGCCAAAAAAGCTGGACGTCCCAAAAAAGAACTGGTGGAGTAAATGGCCTACACGCTGCTGCAATTAGTCGATCAAGTCTCCGGTGAGTTGGGACTTTCTCAACCAACGGCGGTAATCGGTAGCACTAACAATCAGACTGTCCAGCTCCTTGCCTTGGCCCAGCGCCTTGGCAAAGACTTGGTGCGTGATTATGAGTGGCAGCGTTTAGTCAAGGCGTACATTTTCCAGACTACGGCGGCAACCACTGTTACGGGCGATATAACGGCCAATTCAAGCGTTATCACCAACATCACCACATCGGGCTTGCAAGTCAGCAATGTGGTCACTGGCACGGGCATAGCGGCTTACTCTGAGATTTTGACAATTGACTCTGCATCTCAGCTAACCCTGAACACGCCGGTTAGCACTTCTACGGCGGCTGTCTCATTGACATTTGCAAAGCAAGATTACCCAATGCCAGGCGGCTTTGATCGGATGATCTCTGACACGAATTGGGACAGAACAAACCACTGGCGCAACCTCGGCACAAAGACCAGCCAAGAATGGCAATGGCTGCAAGGCGGCATCATCTCGGTAGGCCCACGGGAGCGTTACCGAATCTACAACGACAAGCTGCGTATATTCCAAGCCCTGACCAGTGTTTACAACCTTGCTTTTGAGTATGTTGGCAGCTATTGGGTTGTCGCTGCTGGCGGCACTGAAGGCACAAAATCAGCCTACACAGCCGATTCAGACACTTGCGTCTTTGCTGATGACTTGATGCTGGCCGGTCTGAAATACTATTTTCTCAAGGCCAAAAAACTTGACTATGCGATTGAGTTGGGCGAGTTTATGAGGACACTGAGCTACACCAAGGCGCAAGATGTGCCAGTGGCTGCACAGTCGCTAGCGCCAGCAGGCATGAACGCACTGGTCGGGCCTTGGAGCATTCAAGATGGCAACTGGCCTACCGCATAATGCTTGCCTCATTTGCTAAAGCGCCTTCTACGCAGCGCAGTCAAACAGTCTCGGTAGCTGCACCTATTGGCGGCTGGAACGCCAGAGATGCTTTAGGGGCGATGGAGCCTCTGGATGCGGTGACGCTGACTAACTTCTGGCCTGGCACAAACTCGGTCATTTTGCGGAACGGCTACACAAGGTTTGCCACTGGCATATCGGGTCAAGTTGAAACGCTGATGTCGTACAGCTCTGGCACGGCAAACAAGTTATTTGCCATTGCCAGTGGGTCAATCTACAACATCACTTCTGGCGGTGCGGTTGGCTCGCCTGATGTTACTGGCCTGTCAAACTCCAAATTCCAGTACACAAACATCACAACCCCAGCGGCATCCTATTTGATGTGCGTTAACGGCGCAGACAAGCTTAGAACCTATGACGGCACAAACTGGCACACTGATGGGGACGGCTCGCCTTACGACATCACCAATGTAGACACATCGACTGTTGCCAACATCACGCTGTTTAAAAACCGCATTTGGCTGACAACGACCAACACCTTAAAAGTTTGGTATTTGCCTGTGAACTCCATCGGTGGGGCGGCTGTTGCGTTAGACATGACCAGCATCTTCCAGATGGGTGGCTACATCATGGCTGGCATGACATGGACGCTGGACGCTGGCTATGGTGTGGATGATTACCTAGCGTTTATCACCAGCAATGGCGAGGTGCTTGTTTGGCGCTTGACTGATCCAACAACGCCATCAGGTATTTCGCAGATCGGGCTTTACAAGGTCGGCGCACCAATTGGCAGGCGCTGCTATACCAAGTTTGGCGGTGACTTGCTCATCATCACGCAAGATGGCGTAGTCCCAATGTCGGGGTCTTTGCAATCTTCCAGGCTTGATCCAAGGGTGTCGATCACCAACAAAATCCAATACGCCATGAGTTTGGCAGTCTCCTCTTATGGGGGTAACTTTGGGTGGCAACTGCTGTACTACCCCAAAGAAAACCAGCTAATTATGAATGTGCCGATTGCCGTGGGGCAGCAACAGCAGTATGTGATGAACAACATTACGAAAAGCTGGTGCAACTTTACAGGCTGGGATGCTAATTGTTGGGAGTTGTATCAAGACAATCCGTATTTTGGCGGCGATGGATTTGTTGCGTCAGCTTGGAACGGCAGTGTGGATGACACTTCAAACATAGAAGGTTTTGCCCTGCAAAGTTTCCAGAATTACGGCACGGCTACACAAAAGCAGTGCAAGATGATCCGCTATCACTTGTTTTCGGATGGCAATCCATCAGTGTTTGGCAATGTCAATGTGGATTACAACTTAGCTGACCAAAGCGCAGAGTTAAGTTTTTTTGGCAACATTGTAGGTTTGTGGGACTCGGGCTTATGGGATTCGGCGCTTTGGGGCGGCGGCTTAACACCTACGGCAAGCTGGGAAGGGGCAACAGAAATTGGCTATACCTTTGCGCCGCTGTTGAAAACTGCCACTCAGGGAATACAATTACAGTGGGTCGCAACCGATCTAGTGTTTGAGGCCGGTGGTGTCCTTTGAAATAACATCCGATCATGCGGTTGGTCACTGGACTGCCAAGCAGCTCGATGGTGGATATTTTGAAGAACGCAGCCGTGCGATTGGGCTGGCAAGAGATGGTGAAATCATTGCTGGCGTGATTTACGAAAACTGGAACGGGCAATCAATTTTTTGCCACATTGCGATTGAGGGTCGAATCACTGCAAGCTACTTAGCTGCAATTTTTGATTACCCATTCAATGTTTGCAATGTCAAAAAGATCATTGTCCCTGTAGACGCAACAAATGCAAAAAGCATAACTCTGGTCGAGAAGATGGGCTTCACAGAGGAGGCAAGGGTTAAAGATGGCATGGCTGATGGGGACTTGATCTTGTTCACATTGGCAAAAAGTGATTGCAAATATTTAGGGGAAAGATATGGGGAAAAAAGCACCAGCACCGCCACCAGCGCCTGATTACAGGGGCGCTGCTGTTGAACAGGGGGCGGCTAACCTTGAGTCAGCAAGAGCCACTGCAAGGCTTGCTAACCCCAACATGTATACGCCTTACGGGACTTCTCTTGTCTCTTATGACGGCGACACTCCCACAATACGCCAAACCCTAACGCCACAAGCGCAGCAAACCCTTGAGGCTGAGCAAAGAGTACAGACAAGCCTTGCAAACCTTGGCGAAAAAGGCACACAGATGGCCTCCACTGTGCTGGACAAGCCTTTTGCATTTGGTGGCCCAGCGGTACAAACAAGCCTAGACACAAGCAACATTGCCAGAATGCCGGTCAACGCTGGCATGACAGGACAAGAAGCAATCATGTCACGCCTTGAGCCTTCACTGGCTCGGGCTAGGACAAGCGCAGAGACTAACCTAGTGAACCAAGGCTTACGACCAGGCACTGAGGCTTACGACAACGCCATCCGTGCGCTTGGAGAGCAAGAGACTGACCAGCGCACTCAAGCGGTGCTGCAAGGCATTGGTCTGGACACGGCTGCAAATGCACAGGGCTACAACCAAGCGCTGCAAGGCGGTCAATTTGCAAACACAGCACAGCAACAGGCGCTGGCTCAAGCGATTCAAAGTCGGCAGATGCCTCTTAATGAGATCACTGCGCTTATGTCTGGATCGCAAATCCAGAACCCACAATTTTCAGCATATCAGGGATCAAATGTTGCCCCTGCGCCAATTGCTAACGCAACAGCGCAACAAGGTGCATACGATCAAAACGCATACAACCAACGAGTGGCGACACAAAACGCCAACACTGCTGGTTTGTTTTCCCTTGGGTCTGCTGCCATTGGTCTTTCTGATCGCCGGTTGAAGTCAAACATCAAGCGCATTGGCACTCACAAACTTGGCATTGGTATTTACGAATACGACATCATGGGCAAACACGATATCGGCGTGATGGCACAAGAAGTTGAGCAAGTAATGCCAGAGGCAATTCACATTCATCCAAGCGGCTACATGATGGTCGATTACGGGAGGATCAATGCCTGATATCAATCTTTCACCATACACAGCGGAGTCGGCAGCGATTGCGCGGAAAATGCGTTTGGCAGAGGCTTTGCAGCAACAAGCATTAAGCCCATTGGAAATGCCAACAATGGCTGGCGTACCAATTAGCCCTTACGCTGGTTTGGCAAAAATGCTGCAAGCCTATTCAGCATCAAGAACGCGCAGCAAAGCAGAGGAGCGAGAAAAGACTTTAGCGGATACAGCTAGGGCTGACACTTCTGCTGATTTTGGCGCATTGCTAAAAGGACTGACCCCAACAGCGGCAGTGCCTGAAGGCCCATCAACATTTACGCCAAATGTGGATCAGCGTGATGTTGCTGAAAATCCTCGCATGGTGATGCAGCCAGAGCGCAATGAGTTTAATGAAGTCATTCAGCCTGGCGAGGCTGGCGCGGGATACTTTGGGGTCACGCCTGGCGCACCAGCAATTCCTGCCTCTGCGGGAAGGCTTACAGCGGAGGGCTTTGCGGCAATGAAAACCCCTGCGGGGCAGCAGCAGTACATGGCGCAGCTCTTGGCGCAGAACAAGCCTAGAGAGCCGATCAAGTTGGGCAAAGACGATGTTTTGTTTGACCCTGTAACTTTGAAGCCAATTTATCAGCCAGAAGCAAGAGCTAATTTTGCAAGCATTAACCCAAGTCAGTACACGCCTGAAAGCGTCAAAGCATTCATGGCAAGCGGCGGCACAGATTTTAGTCTTTTACGCGCACAGCCAAATTTAAATTTCCAAAACACTGGTACAACAATTCAAGCATTTGATCCAAGAACGGGCGTAGCGGTTGGCGCTGGTGTGCCAATAAATGTCAGCCCTAACACGGCGGCTACGCTTGCACAGGCTCGACTATTGTCAGATCGTGCGTTTAATGGTTTGTCAGCCAATCAAAGAGCGCAATTAGAAAACGATGCTGCACGGCTCAACATTAGCGCCCAGCAATTGTTTTTTGATACCGGCTTACAGGCTGGCGGTGGGGCGCGTTTGTCACCACCAGCGCCGCCAGCGCCTAATGCGCCGCCGGTTGTCGCGCCGCCGGTTGTCCCCGCAACCATGCCAGCCGCCTTAGCAGGCGCACAGCCTGTTGTGGCGCGGCCAGCGCCCGTTGCGGCACGTCCAGCGGCGGCTGCACCTGTGACTGCTGCGCCAGTAGTTCCATCCGCAGCGCCTGACGCACAAGCAGCGCTGTCTCCCAGAGCGCGGCAAGAATTGGAGAAAGCGCGGCAGTTAGAAGAATTCAAGGGAATGACGGAAGTGCAAAGCAATGCCGCTTTGTTTGGCGGCGCTATGAAGCAAGCGCAAAATGTTATCACGCAGCTTGAATCTCAAGGCACAGTTAAAAACGCAATTATTCCAAGTGTGCTGCAAAGCATTGTGAAATTAGTTCCGTTTGGGCCAGGCGAACAAGCGGCACAAATGATTGAATCAATTGCACGAACAGACCCAACTTCTTTGTTTGGGCCTGACCAAAACCAGCAAAGGCTAGGGCAAGCGCAAATTGCTTTTGCTACGGCTTGGCTGCGTAAAACTTCCGGTGCTGCGTTTGGCGGCGATGAAATTGCTAACACGATCAAAGAATATTTCCCTCTAATTGGTGAAGGCGCGGCTGTAATCAAGCAAAAAGCAGAGGCTAGAGATAGAGCCATTGAAGGATTGCGATTGTCTACGGGCGCACAGGGTAAGGCTTACATTGACAAATATGGTGGTTCATCTGCTGGCGGCGCGGCTAATGATCCGCTTGGCTTGAGGAAAAAATAATGGCAACGCTTGTTGAGTTTCGCGCTAAAAATCCAGAGTACAACGACATGCCAGATGTGGCATTAGCGGATGCAATGCACTCCAAGTTTTACTCTGACATTCCTAAACCACAGTTTTACAAGCAACTTGGATTAGGCGCGGAGACACAAATTCCTGGCGGTGAAATGTCAGTCACATTGCCACCTAAACCCGTGACAATGCGTGATCGCATTATGGGCGTAATTGAAACGCCTGCAATTATTGCTGGCAATGTTGGACGCATGATTGCAGCGCCAATTGCAAAATACGGCACAGAGGCGGTTGTAGGCTGGAACACGCCTGAAGGCATGAAGCAAGGGCAACAGGCTGCACAAACAACGTCTAACCAGTTCTTTCAGCCAAGGACAGAAACCGGCTCTGACATTGTTGGATCAATGGCAAAAGCGTTAGGGGCAATTCCTCCTACGCCATTGACTAGCGCGGGTGTGGCGCTATCAACGCTTTCTGGCCCTGCGCTTACGCAAACGGCAAGAATGATACAGCCTGCAATGCAAACTGCTACGCAAACGCCAGCGATGCAAAAAATGGCTGCATTGCTCAAGCCACCAGAAAAGCAAATGGTGGGCATGGGTGCGGCTAGTACAGATGAAGTTTTGCTACGCCAGCAACGAGCGCAGGCACAGGGCATTCCGCTAACCAAAGGCGAGCAACTTCAAGATTTTGGGCTAATGAAGCGTGAGTCGGATTTGCCTAAAGAAAACCCAGATTTGGCTAAAGGCTTGATTGAATTTAAAGCAGGGCAAAAGCAAGCCATCATTAAGCGTTTTGAACAAATGGCTGATGAAACCGGCGCTGTATACGCTGACCCAACTGCCTTTAGAAAAGTTGGCTCTTTGGTGGACACAGAACTTGTCAAGCAATTTGATGCCAAAAAACTGAGGGTAGACAACGCTTATCAAGCGGCAAGAGATGCTGGCGAAACAAAGGAAGTGATCAGCACTGCACCACTAGAACAGTGGCTTGCCGCTAACGCGCCAGAAGCTATTTCCGTTCCTCAAATCAATTCAATTGCGGCAAAACTTGAAGCACTAAAAACGGCAAGAAACGGCCAAGTCACTATTGACGATGTTGAAAACCTTTACAAAGCTGCTGGTCAACTTGGTAAAAAAGGTGATCCATCAGGCATGTTTATGGGCCAAGTTAAGGGCGTTATCAATGACATGACAGAAGGCGCTGGCGGCGACCTGTATCGTGCCGCAAGGGTGCAACGCAAAGAGCTTGGCAACCAGTTTGAGAACACCTATCGAGTGGCTAAATTGCTAGGCACACGGGGCGGCTATGGGGATCGGGCTGTGGCGCTGGACGATGTGTTTTCGCATGTTGTTTTGGATGGCAGCTTAGAAGAAATGCGGACTGTTACCCAATTGCTGAAAAAGGGTGGGCCACAAGGTCAGCAGGCTTACGCTGAATTGCAGGGTCAGACAATCCAATACCTTAAAGATCAGCTTACAAAAAATGCTAGCGGTGAGTTGTCCTTTGCTAAGGTCAAGAACGCAATCGACACGCTTGATCGTGAAGATAAACTGGCGTACATGTTTGGCAAGTCAGGGCGCAACACCTTGATTAATGTGCGTGATGCAATACAAGATGCGTTAGTCAAGCCACCTGGCACTGTCAATTATTCCAACACGGGCAGTGTTGTACTCAGAGGCTTGGACAAGCTGGCAGAAATGCGAGTGCCTTTGGCTAAATCAGCATCGGACTACGCTAAGTCGCTGGAAGTTAAAAAACAAGTGGAAGAATCCACAAAATACAACGCTTTGGTTGACGCTTTGAAAGGTACAAAATGAGTTACAACGGCTCTGGCACATTTAACATCAACACTGCTGGTCAGCCGGTAGTCACTGGCACAGTCATTTCCAGTACGGCGTTTAATGCGCTAACTGCTGACTTGGCAACGGGTCTTAGCACGGCCATCACCAAGGACGGGCAAACGGCGGCAACGGCACGGATTCCCTTTGCACAGGGAATTAGCTCTACCTTAGTCACAGACTCCACAAGCACGACCACAGGATCAATCATTACTGCTGGTGGGGCTGGTGTAGCCAAGGCTTTGTTTGTTGGTACTACAGCTAATGTGGCGGGTGCTGTGACCCTTCAAAGCACTCTTGCTGTTGCTGGCAACGCAATCATCTCCGTAACCGACAATACCAACGCAGCCCTGCGTATCACTCAGCTTGGAACAGGCAATGCGCTGGTTGTGGAAGACAGCACTAACCCTGACAGCTCCGCATTTATTGTTAATTCAGATGGTCGAACTGTTATAAATGGTTCTTCAGCAGTATCAACCGGGGTGGGAAATGCGTATCTTCAAATAAATGGTGGAACAACTCCTCTGTCAATGATTAGACAGGCTGACGCTACAACACCAATTAACATTGAATTTGCAAAAGCTAGAGCAGCGGGGGCTATTCTTAATTCTGGCGACACAATTGGGCGTCTGTACTTCTCTGGCTCTGACGGAACAGCGCAAATACCTGCGGCTTATATTGATGCCGCAGTAGACGGCACACCCGGCACAAGCGACATGCCGGGCAGGTTGGTATTCAGCACCACTGCTGACGGTGCTTCATCGCCTACTGAGCGCATGCGTATCGACTCCAGCGGCGATGTGGGGGTTGGGACTACTGCGCCAAGAGCAAAGTTAAGCGTTACCAATGGAACAGAGAATACATCTGGCGATGCACCGCAAGAAGCAATTATCACTGGTGCAAATCAAGCAATTACCGCTGGTCTTGGCATTCTTACTGTTCAATCTAACACAGCAATTGCGGCTGATGTAGGAGCAACTGTTGCTCTTGGTGGTCGCATTAGGAACACAGGTACGACAACAGATGCAAGTAACTTTGTTGTTCTTAAAGGCGCAAAAGAAAATGCAACCAGCGATAACTCTGCTGGATATTTTGCTGTAGCAACCAAGCCAAATGCTAATGCACCTGTTGAACGGATGCGTATCGACTCCAGCGGCACATGGATGCTGAATACAACTGACGTGGATGCGTTTATTGGCAGTTCCACAAGTCAAACCGGATTTAGTTACAGGCCGGGGCTTGCGCCACGACTCTCATTGGTAAATGATTTTTATATTAATAGGTCTAATGGTGACGGAAACATTTTTGAATTTAGACGCAATGGTTCTGCTGTAGGAACGATTACAGTTTCAGCCGGAGCTACGGCCTACAACACATCATCTGACTACCGCCTAAAAGAAGCCATCGTCCCAATGACAGGAGCATTGGCAAAGGTGGCGTTGCTCAAGCCGTGTACTTACAAGTGGAAGGCAGACGGCTCAGACGGGCAAGGCTTTATTGCCCACGAATTGGCTGAAGTTGTTCCGGGCTGCGTCACTGGCGAGAAAGATGCAGTGGATGCAGACAACAATCCTGTCTACCAAGGCATCGATACCAGCTTCTTGGTCGCCACACTGACAGCGGCAATCCAAGAACTTAAAGCCATCGTAGATACACAAGCAGCACGCATCACCGCACTTGAGGCAGCATGAATCAAATAGACGCAACAGACGCCAAGCTAGCAACGCATGAGGAAATCTGCGCCTTGAGATACGAGGCTATCCAAAAGAGCTTTGAGTCAGGCAGCAAGCGCATGAGCCGCATTGAGTACATCCTCTATGCCTTGATCGCGGTCACGCTGCTTGGGCCAGGTTTTGCTGCCGAGATGTTGAAAAAAATCCTCATGTAATCATGGAAGCGCTGCCGCCACCACCGCCAGCGGCGCAATCGCCCCGTTTTGAGTGCATTAAGTGGACATGGACACCTGACCGGCTGCTGGTCTGGTGTTTAAAGTGGCGGGAAAAGAAATGATTGACCCTATAAGCGCCCTTGCAGGCATACAGGCGGCAGTCGCACTAATTAAAAAAGTCAGCAAGACTGTTGACGATGTGTCCAGCCTTGGGCCTGTGCTCGGCAAATACTTTGACGCAAAATCAACTGCGACTAAAGCCGCTGTTCAAGCCAAGAAATCTAAATCCAGCATGGGTACGGCCATCCAGATTGAAATGGCCCTGGACCAGGCCAAGCGGTTTGAAGATGAGCTACAGCTCTTGTTCATGCAGGCGGGGAAAATAGATGTCTGGAACCGTATTAAGTCCAGAGCAGCAGCAATGGACGTAGAGTCTGCCCATGATGCGCGGCGTGAGCGTGAAGCTGCGACAAAGCGCAAACAAGAGATGGATGAGGTTGTTGAGTTGGCCCTGCTGGCGGTTATCTTCTTCAGCTTGGTCGGAGTGATTTTGTATTTCACCATTGGCATCCTTGAGCAGCAAAGATGAGCGCTGAACACTTAAGCATGGTTGACAAGGTGCTGGCCTATGTGTCCAGCCCATTCCGTCTGTTTGCAATGGTGCTCATGGCGGTCTTAACATTTGCCGGTTACTTTGTCTACGCAAACCAAGAGCTGCTGATTGGTGCTTACAAAGAGTCTAAAAAAATTCCGTCCATTGCAGAAGATAGAGTCGAGGACGCAGCAGCGCATCTGTTTAAGCAGTCTGGTGCGCTGGTGGTGGCGGTCTTCAAAGTCAACAGTATGTTTGGCACTCGCGTTTTGTATCGCGCTTATGGCAAAAACGGCAGGGACAAGACCAATGACGGGCTAGATGTTGGCCTGTTTACCCAAAACGCCGCTAACAACAGTGATGTGGTCAAGCTGATGGCAAACGAGATTCCATGCGGAGAATATCGTTCTGCACAAAGTGAAATGGGGCTTTGGTATATTGCTCGGGGTGTAGCCTACACATGCCGCATTTCAGTGCCGCCTGAGCCTGGCCGGTTTGTGGGACAGATCACAGTCGGCTGGGCAGCAGAGCCAGCAGACATGGAGAGCACCCGTGCCATGCTACAAATTGCAGCAACAATGCTTTCAAGGAGTAAACAGTAATGGATTGGCTCAAACAAATTGCGCCCACAATTGCCACGGCAATGGGTGGCCCACTAGCAGGCATGGCTGTGTCTGCCATCTCTAAGGCTATTGGCGTAGACCCCGACAAGGTGGGCGACCTGATCTCCAACAACAAGCTGACAGCAGAGCAAATTGCTCAAGTCAAGATTGCAGAGATTGAGCTGCAAAAACAAGCGCAAGAGCTTGGCCTAAACTTTGAAAAGCTGTCTGTAGAAGATCGCAAGTCTGCGCGTGACATGCAAGCAGCAACAAGATCAATTGTGCCGCCTGCGCTAGCTGCAATCGTCACTGTTGGTTTTTTTGGTATCCTTGGCATGATGCTGTTTGGCAAGGTCGATAGCGGCAACCCAGCGATTCTGATGATGCTGGGGTCACTTGGCACTGCTTGGACGGGCATCATTGCTTACTATTTCGGCTCATCTGCTGGCTCACAAGCTAAGACAGATTTGCTTTCTAAAGCCCCTGCAATCAAATGAAGGAGATGATATGAAACTAGAAGGACTGTACGCAAACATTCACGCCAAGCGTGAGCGCATCAAAGCCGGTTCTGGCGAGACAATGCGAAAGCCTGGCACTGAGGGCGCACCTACCGCCAAAGCATTTAAAGAGTCTGCCAAGACTGCAAAGCCTGAGAAAAAGAAATGAGTGCGGCTTGGCAACGCAAGGAAGGTAAGAACCCTGAAGGCGGTTTAAACGCCAAGGGCCGCGCCTCGGCAAAGGCAGAGGGCATGAACCTCAAGCCTCCGGTGAAAAGCGGCGATAACCCTCGCAGAGCATCCTTTTTAGCCCGTATGGGCGCAATGCCTGGCCCTATGGAAAAGAACGGAGAACCCACCCGATTAGCTCTTTCGCTAAAGGCATGGGGGGCTTCTTCCAAAGAAGATGCTAGACAAACAGCAAAGGCAATATCTGCAAGGAATAAGAAATGACTCCGCACTTTACGCTGGCAGAGCTGACGGCCACAAGCCACAGGCAGTTTGACAACACGCCAAACGAGGCTGAGACTGCCAATCTGCAAAAGCTGGCTGAGTTTTTGGAACGGGTCAAGGAAGCGCTGGACGGCAAGCCTGTAATGATTAACAGCGCTTTCCGGTCAAAGCAAGTCAACGACTCTGTAGGTAGCAAAGACACAAGCCAGCACCGGACGGGTTGCGCTGCTGATTTTAAAGTGCCAGGCATGACCCCAGACGCTGTGGTGAGGGCAATCATTGCGGCTGGCTTGCCTTACGACCAGATCATCCGTGAGTTTGACGCATGGACACACATCAGCATCAGCGACACACCACGAAAGCAAGCGTTAATTATTGATCGGGCGGGGACTCGCCCTTTTGCATAAGTTTGCGGTAGGCAGCAATAGCGTCTTTCAGGTCGCATTGAAGCTGTTCAATCCGGTCATTCTGCTGAATCATCTTGTCGTTTGCTTGCTGCGCGAACTCCGCTAGGCTTTCTTGCGACCACGTTCTGAAGTTTGACATGTTCTTCCGTTGTGAATTTGTGTCCATTGCCGCACTGTCGGCGGCGTAGTGTAAAGCCTTCTTTGGCTCTAGTGTCCTCAACAGTGCTCCACACTTTGCAAATTGGACAATTCAAGCGTTTTTCTCCTTTAGCTTGTCTTCAATGGCTTTAAAGTTGGCCCACGGGTCATCAGTGTGTTTTATCTGCAAATCATGAAACTCCTCATCCGTCAGCCCGACCCACGGGCGCTTGTAGACCTGTGTATCGTCATCATCATCATTGTCTAGTTTTCTCATAGTTTTACCATTCTCGCAAAATTGGTGGCTCTGGCTGTGCCAAGGCTTCTTTGATGGCGGTGATAGTGTCATCCCAATCGTGGCCAATCTTGTCTGGGCAATAATTTTTTTGAACGCAATACGCGGCATGTTCCAGCGCCTCCAGCGCCTGCTTCAGTGCTTCTCTGTCAGTCATGCTTGTCCCCTTGCTCGGATGGCGGCAGCAAAGCCGTATTTGTCATAGCCGTGCATAGCCTCCCATTTATTTGCAAACGCCTCACGCTCTGCTGCTGCGACAAGGGCGGCAAGTTGTAATGAGTAGGCAATCAAGTCTTCCTCATCGTCCACTCGAGAACCGCCACGCTCTTCTATCACGCTTTGCGCTATACGGATGATGTCTTCTTGTTTCATGCGTCCACCCACTTCCAGCCAAGCACCAGACGCACACCCATGCGGTGAATCCAGCAAGGTTTCTTTGGTATGCTAAAAATAATATAACCACCATTGGCCTCTTCACCCATGCGGTAGCCCCCAACAGGTTTGGGTGGCGTAGCCATCAAAAAAATCTTGGAGGACGGTTCGGTAAAGGTGTAGCTTCCTATGTCGTGCGAGTTCATATCAACAAACTCCAAATCCAAAGCCCCGTAAAGAACAGCAGCAAACAGACCACCATCAGCGCCACCAGCACAAAGCCAACGACAACGCTGCCCACTGTTTGCCACACTTCTGACACCGGCTCAATGTCGGCAGGGACGGCAGGGTACGGCTTGACCTTGCGAACAGGGCAGTCTAGTCCTTGGTGGCAAGGCCCATCACAGCAATTCATGCGGCCTCCGTATAGGCTTTAAGGCGCTTGATCCGGTTGCGGTTGTAGGCCACCAGCGCTTGCGCGTATTCAACGCCAGTTTCAGCCCTTAGCAGGGCAAATTCTGCCTCTTTAAGCTCTAACGCTACAGCTTGGGCAGGGGTCAGCACTTTAAAAACTTCCAGCAATTTGGGCAATTTCATAGTGTCCACTCTCTTTCTTGGCGATTGGAGTTTGACTTCACTGTTTTGCCGGTCAGACGGATCAGGCCAAGTTTCTGCATTTCGTTCAAACGCCTAGCAATCTGGTTAGGGTCAAGCCGTGAGTAAAACGAGATGCCATCCTTGCCCAAAGGCCCAATCGTAGAAAGCGCTTCCAAGATTTGAGCGTAGTGGGAGCTGACATCTGTGATGGATGCTGCCGCCTCATGTGATGTTGCTGGGTCACTATTACGCACCCGTGGAAATTCCGGTAATGGGAAAATCTTTTTGAAAACGTCTTTGTAGTCCATGATGTGCCTTAAAAAAGAAGGGGACTTACGCGCCAGGCAACTGCGGGAAGCACAGCGCTGCCCCAAAAACATTAAAAAGGATAATCGTCTTTCATGGCATCAAACGCCGACTGCCCACGAATCCGCGCTATGTCGTATGACACCTTGCGCCACCACAAATGGGCTGCGTTTGCCCCCGACTCTCTGGCCTTCTGCCTGTGCCGCCTGATCCATTCCCTCGCCTCGCATTGCAGCATGTGGTTCATCAATGTCACCTGTTAACTCCAGTGCCTGATTAATGATGTGCAAAGGGTAGCGTTTACCCTCCCGAGCCTTGTCCAAAATCTGAGTGGCCGTGAAATGGTTCATTTAAACCACTCCGGTTGCATGACCTGTAATTGGTAAAGCCGCCCGTTCGGTAGCTTCTTCCAATGCGTCACAGCAGCCCTAGACACCCCCAGCAGCCGCGCCAGCTTTGCCTTGCTGCCAGCCTTGGCAATGGCGTTGTGCAGCGCCGCTTGTTGTTGTTCAGTGATTAATTTCATCCCGCTGATTGTATAGATTTCTAAGCAATGTGCAATAGCTTATGCCTATAGGAATTGCCAAGCCTATAAAAATATTTGCGGCAAAAGACTTTACATCTGTTAATTTATCTATACAATCCATAGCAATCCCACTACTTCGGTGGGTCTTTTTGGAGCAAGTATGAACATTCACTTTGACGAAATTATCGAAGGCTTCCGCTTTACCGGCCTTGCCGAGCTAGAGCCTGCTGAGCCAGCCACAGACATTGACCCCGCCTGGCCTGCCATCGTTACAGTCTACGCCCTGCATCTGGACGGGTCGCACAAAGACTGCCTTGAGATTATCAACCCCGCTATTGTGCAGCGCATCGAACAGATGATTTTGGAGGGTCTATGAATCCATCAGACCGCGCAGATGCTGCGCTTGACTTCTTGCTTGCCCTCATCATTGGCGTTGCACTGGCCGCTGTTTTGTTTTTCTGGTGGTCATCATGAATGCCGAGCAGATCATCCAAGCCGCTGAAACCGGCAGCAAATGCAGCACAGACCCGCTTGTCCGGTGCGCCTACCAAGTGGGTTTTTTACGGCATAGCGTGTTTGAGTTGTGCCAAGTCATAGAAGATCAGCGCCGCCATCTCCAGATTGCCACTGAAGAACTGCAGCACTTACAACGTGAATTAACTTGAAAGAAACTATGAAAAACATTGCAACCGCGTTAGTTCAAGCGCAAAAGGCTTTTGGCCCAGCCCTAAAGTCCTCTACTAACCCGCACTTCCGCAGCAAGTACGCAGACCTTGGCGCTTGCGTTGATGCCGTTATGAGCAGCCTTAACAGCGCTGGCATAGCGTTAATCCAGCGCACCAGCGAGGACGGCACAGGCGTGACTGTTGAAACAGTCTTTATCCACGAATCTGGCGAGATGCTTGAATGCGGCAAGTTGCATGTTCCGGCCAGCAAGCAAGACCCGCAAGGCTACGGCAGCGCCTTGACATACGCTAGGCGTTACAGCCTGATGGCAGCATGCGGTATTGCTCCAGAGGACGACGATGGCAATGCCGGTAGCCGCCGCACCGAAATTAAAACAGTGGACGGGTTGACAGACCACCTTAGCGCCATCAATGCAGCCGCTGACGAGGCACAGCTAATCAAGGCTTTTAAGGAAGGCTACGCCGCCTGCAAGGGTGATGAAGCCTGGCAGAACACAATCATCAAGGCCAAGGATGCTATGAAAAAGAAATTAGGGGCAGTCTAAAT